TCACCTGCAACCTTACGAACTACATTATCCATGTATCGTTCTACTGTCTCTCCCCAACTCTCACGGCCTTTGCCATCAAAGTATTTTGCATAACGTGACTTATGTATAAATGACTGATAATCAGTCGGTAAATAGTTACTCATTTGTCCTCTCCTATATTTGTAGGTGCATACACCTCACCATTATACTTACTACCTGTAGCACCTTTACCTGTTTCTACCCCACTGTTACATCCTACAACAACCATCAATAAGAAAGCTGTAGATACATACAGTACTCTTTTAGTCCACAGTATAAACTCTTCAAATGTTTTCTTTGCTTCTGTCTCTGCTGATTCTCTTGGAGTCATGCTTTAGTCTCCTGTTAATATGTTAATTTTTTTAATTGTCATCCCATCTATATCGTAGATAAATTGTTGTAGAGTTTCATTTAACTCTTCTTTTATCATACCATCTACAGGTACTGGGTAATCGTCTTCATCTATGTTTAAGGTCAAGAACACTTTGATTTGCATCTAGTTTCTCCAAGTAATAGTTCAAGTACCAACGTGCTTTCAACAAGTCCTCATCTTTGTTCTTGTAGTTCTCACGCCAAGTATACTTCATATTGTTGCCCTTAATGTATCCTCTAAATTCTTCTGGTGTTAATGCAGCATGAATGGCTTCTATGCATTCGATACCTGCATGATTATAGTGCGGTGGTTTGTTTACATTGTCTGCCATACTCTCTCCTATTGCTCATTTCCAAAATCTAAATGTACTACGTTGTCTTCACTGTGTGTTATTGTAGGCTTGCTTGTACTTTTTACCATAGCTTCATGGTACTTGTAAAGGGTATCTCTAAATTTATTATCCTCTTCCATAAGGGGTACGGAAGCTAACATAAGATTGGTTAGTAAATCTACGTGTTGATAGTCGCTATCGTTAAGGTAATTCTCATCAAGCGTCATATAACCAACCTTTAAATCTCCTGACCATGTATCGTCTGTATCTAGTACTGGTGTTATTCGTACAACGAAATCGTTTGGTTCGAAGTCTACAAATATTCTTTCTTCACCTTTCATGTTACTTCCTTTCTATTTTCTTTAGTGGGAAAGCAATCAGATCTGGATGATTATCTTTTCCTTTTTCTTTTAACCACTCTAACGGTACAACTCTGTCTGCATACATAAACTTATTACGATCACACCAGAGACTGTAGGTTGTCTTTGCCCCTTTACTTAGCTTACGTCTGGAACTCTCGAACACAAAACGTATGTCTAACTTGGGGTGTTGCTTCTTAATGAGCTTATGTTTCCTACGATCATCTGATGTGAACCGTCCTTTAGTTTCTATAATAATGCCATTTGGCAATACGAAGTCTGGTGTGTATGTACGATACATCAAGTCTTCCCACTCTATCTTGAGAGCTTCGTACTTGATAGGCACATTGTGTTCTACAAGATAATCTTTTACCTTTATCTCTAAGCCACTACGATAACCATATTTTAAGGCAGCTTGAAACTGCTTTACGTTACGCATCAGACGGATCATAATTCTTAAACAACTTCCAGTATGTCAGTAAACTTTTAAACATCTGTAAGTGTTTAGGGTGTGTGTCTTTATCCCACTTGTATGGAACTATTAACCCTGTGTCTTCTCTGTCAACAAAAATAGACACTCTTTCAGGGTCAGTAAATCCACAACCATTGGCATAAGCTGATAGCTGCATACCATGTTCATTAAACACAAGCTTTGATCCTTCCTTGCCATCCAAGTTGTCTTTAGTTTTAAAGTCAACAAAGATACCTGACTCAGAATGTAAATCTATCTTGCCACCATAACCTTCTTTAGCACAGAACGAGTCCTCTGCAATCCACTTCTCATTGGGAAATGTTTTATCCAAGTATTCTTTTATTACTGCATAGGGTTTTGTTTTCTTACCACCTGCAAACCCTTGCTCTATCATAGCATGTATGGTTGTACCCATCTCTGCTGCTTTCTTACCTGCACTCTTTGAATGTTCTTTACACCTGTAGAAAAACTGTGCGTCTGATTCATCTTCATTCTTTTTTAGTGTAAATGCAGAATTTATTGCTTGGTTAATTTTCCAATTCTCAAGTGATGGCTTGGCCGCAACACCAAGGATGGTAGTCACAGACGGTACATATCCGTGTTTTCTAGCATCCTTTAGATTGGTGTTACGCTCCTTACCTTTAGAGTCCAGAACTGTGTATGCAGACTCTCCTGTTTTATCATACCAGTGTTCAGACTCTTTTTGCATTATGCAAAGTCCTCTTCGTTAATGTCGATGAACTCTTCAACACCTTCCTTGTCTACATCGTCATGCTTATGGGCATTCTCATCCCAAGCATTTGATATATACTGATTGTAGTTTGTCACCCAAGCTAAGAAGTTACCTAGTGTTTCCTGAGTAGCATCATCCAACTCCAGTGTAGTCTGCAAGTCAAGTGCAGTTTCTGGTAGATAGAAGCAATTACCATTTGGTAACGACTGCTCTGCTGTAGTAGCAGTAAACGTATGCTGCGGTGGTAGCCTACGCATCTTGCCTAGCTTGGTAAATATTGTACCAATAGACTTGAATGCATCACGGTTCTCTACTTCCCAGATGAATGGTGTAGAGGATAGATCAACAGATTTACCTGCTGCATCTACTGGATCAACCAACTCAACTGTACCGAACACAACACGTACACGCTTGATCTGTTTAATAAGCTCTTGCATGGACTCAGGCAATGCCTTGAAGTCCTGTATGTATCCTGCAGGTTTACCACAGTTGAACCCACCGTCATTGTCCTTGAGGTCAATGTTCAAGTTGTCAGCCATGACAGTCTTGATGTATCGGTTAGGTGTATTGTCATTACCTTTTACGAAACGCTTGTACATAAACCTTTGTACGAATGGGCGAATGATTGCCTTAGATGCATAGTAAGTTGGGCCATCAGGTATCTCCAACCTGTATGTACCACCCTCAACGACTTCAACCTTCTTGGTCTTACCGTTTACATCTGCCTCACCCATGATAGGTGAGTGTGATATACGCAGTCGAGCAAGCGTAGATGCTTTCTCTGATTGCTTATTGTCTACCGACATACCCATGAGCTTTGCCATGTCTGAGAAGTTTGTATTTATTGCGACTTGATTCATATATAGTCTCCTTTTCTACTTTACGAATTTATAGTTTTATCATGCAACGTCTTTTGTGTCAAGCCAATTATTACCTATTTTAGCTTCTAATAATAATGGTACATTAAAATCTATGTTCCACTTCTTATTGACCAACGATGTTAGCATTTCATTAGTTCTGTTTATTACCTTGAGTACCTTTTCTGTTTCGTTAGGATGTACGTCTATCACAATACTATCATGCACTGTGTTAACGATACATGACTCCATCTGATTTACACCCATTAACTTATCTATGTATATCAGAGATATAGGTACAATGTCAGCAGTGGCAAACGATTGTACAGGATAATTTTTAATCTGTGTGAAATATGTCACACCACCAAAGCGTCTACGTTGTACATCTGGGAACGCAAACTCACGACCAGATGGTGTGCGTATCTTGCCAGTGTTCAATGCTTCCTTGGCGAGAGCCTCATGCCACTTGCCTATGCCACTGTATTTCTTAGTGAACTGCTTGTAGTATGCAGCCTCTGCTTGTGTACGTCCAAACCCACTAGCACCATACAAGGGTGCAAACGTATGTGCTTTAGCATCCTGACGTGAGATAGGTTGACCTGCATCAGAGATAACTTTAGCTGTATAACTATGCACATCAAAACCTGTAGACACTTCATCAAGTGCAGTCTGGTCTTGTGATAGAAACGCAGCAACTCTAAACTCAAGCTGTGCAAAGTCAGCTTCCATGATCTGACCACCAACCCATCGTGACTTGAACACACGCTTCACTGGAAACGTACCACCACGTGGCATGTTCTGCATGTTGGGATCTGCACCTGATAGTCTGCCTGTACCTGTGCGGTGTTGTAAGAGCCGTACATGTAGCTTACCATCTTGTTTGGTGTGTGTGGCTATGCCATCAATGAAGCTACTCAGGTAAGTCTCTACGGCACTCAGTCTACGTACACTCTGTAAGAATGTCTCAGCTTCTGTCATGCCCTTACTACGTGCAATGCCCTCAAGAAATACTAGACTGTCTTTACTTGTAGAGAAACCACTGTGACTCACCCACTTAGCTGTAGGTGGAAAGAACTTCAGTCCTGCTACTTGCCTATCATCCACAAAAGTATAACCGCAACTGTTGCACGTAGGGCATCTATTAGTTCTGGCATATGGTGTTCCATCTTTTCTTACCTTTCTTATCTGTCCAGTGCCATAGCATTCATCGCACTTCTTTGCTTTCTGTTTGTATAACACATCACTGCTGTTACGTACCTGATACTTGTAGTCTTGATCATCCATACGTTCCTCAAACAACTCTGCCCAGAACTTCTTATCCTTGGGCTTACGGCTGTAGATAACCCATGACAACTGCTCTGTGCTACCAAGATTGATAGGGCGATCACCCATCAAGTTACGTACCTGTTCCTCTAGTTTGATTACTAGTTGATCACGCTCTGTTTCATACTCCTGACGCACACTCTCAAGTGCATCAAGATCAACTGCAAACCCACGTTGATATATGTGGGCAAGATGTACAGCTAATTGATTGGTCAGCTTGACTGTATCCTGCAATGGCATGTGTTCCTCATACATACGTAGCTTTGTATCAATGTGGTTGTACAACTCTTGTGTTGCATGTAGGTCTGCTGACAGATACTCAGACAACTCTGTGTGGTTCATGTCACGTACCGTGTTACCTGCATTCAGCCAAGCTTTCAGTGTGTCTTGCTTCTTTGTGTCTAGCTCATACCGTTCTGCACATGCTTCAAGTGACAGGGGTTCTTTCTGTCCACGTTGTAGTATGTACTCACCTAACATGGTATCAAATATTTCACCTTCATAGGTAAAGCCTGACTCCCATAGCCACACTAGATCGTGTGCGGCATTGTGCATAATGAGAAGGGAAGCCTCGTCCAGTTTCAATTGAACGATGGCTCTCCCCTCTGTGGTAGGTTGTTGCTCTGCGTGATCGAATGTTACAAGGTCTTCAATACCAAGATCATCTAGCATACCCACCATAACTAATGTATTCTCTGGTTCGAAAGGGTCAAGGTGTAGCTTGCCGTTTCGTTTTATCACTGTGTTCTCTACGTCAAGGGTCAGTTTCATTGTGTCTCCTAATAGTCGGCTGTTACGGTTTCATGTGTTGCATCTACTACTAACTCATTTGAGTAGTAATCGTCAAGAGATTTCTCAAATTCTTTTTTGTTAGCAAACTCAGCCATAGCTTGTGTTGCTTCTTTCAAAGTTAACTTGTGATGTTGCATTGCTCCAAGCAACTCTACTTCTTCTATAAGTGTCTTACTCACCATTGTTTATCTCCTCTCGTTCCTTTGCTCTGTTACGTTCATCATCATCAAATGATCTTATTATGGGTACAGTTTTATTGTTGTTGTCGAAGTCTACAATTATACCAGTGTTCCATTTACCACACTCTTCTTCTGCATCCTTCAAGTTATCAAACAACTTGGGCTTGGGAAAGTTTACAAACCCATGTGTATTCTCTGGTACATACATGATGTCACCATCTACATCAATTACTATTGCTAGTCTCAT